CTGGAACCAGTGCAGATCCGGATACAGAAAAAGCGTAGGCGGTTTGTGCGAACGGTGTCTTGCAAAGGGTCTGTATGTTCCGGGTGACATTGTGCATCACAAAACAAAATTGACGCCGAATAACATCAATAACAGTGAAATCACATTAAACTGGGGAAATTTAGAGTTGTTGTGCCGTGATTGCCATGCTGCAGAACACGGAAAACAAAGCCGGCGGTTCATTGTGGATGAATACGGACGGGTTTCCGGTACATCATAGCTCCCCCATTTCAAAGCGAAATAGAACAGCGGCCATACCGGTGAGGGTAGGTATTTCACGAGGAATGCGAGAGAGACGGCAATAATGGCACCGAGAAAGGCAAAGAAAGACCGAGACAACTGGATATACACATATTATCAGGGAATTAAGAACGGAACCTATCTGACAGGGCGGTTTGTGACGCTATTGTACGAGTATCTGGTAAAAGGGCTGCAGGAAAAGCAGTTCTTTTTTGATGGGAACAAAGCAAATGCGGCGATCGAATGGGTCGAGACGCATTGTTTCCACACGGAGGGACCGCTTGCTCCGGGACCGCTGAAGCTGGAGGTCTGGCAGAAGGCTATGATCTCGGCAATCTTCGGAATACTGGACGAGAATGGCAACCGGCAGTTCCGCGAGGTGTTTCTGGTAGTCGCTCGAAAAAATGGTAAGTCCCTGATCGCTTCCGGACTGGGGAACTATACATGGCGAGTTGACGGAGGTTACGGATCGAGGGTGTTCTGCATCGCTCCGAAGTTTGACCAGGCTGATATTATTTACAACTGCATCTGGCAGATGGTCCAGCTTGATCCTGAGTGGCAGGAGCTGAAAGAGTCCACCAGCGAGAGGGACGCGCACAACAAAAAGATTGTAGATGACTCCATGCTTGCCAGACATAGGCAGTCGGATCTGGCTATACCAGGAACGAACAGCACGGTCAAGAAAATTGCGTTCAACAGCAAATCGTCCGATGGCTTCAATCCGTCATTAACTATCTGTGATGAGGTGGCGGCATGGCAGGGAGACAAGGGCCTGAAGCAGTACGAGGTCATGAAGTCGGCAATGGGTGCCAGACCGGACGGACTGCTGATTTCTTGCACGACTTCTGGATATGTCAACGATGGCATTTATGACGAGCTGGTCAAGAGATCCACACGGTTCCTGATGGGCGAGTCTAAAGAAAAGAGACTGCTGCCGTTGCTTTACATGATCGATGATGTCGAGAAATGGAACGACATCAACGAACTGCGGAAGAGCAATCCGAATTTAGGAGTTTCTGTTTCTGTTGATTATCTTCTGGAAGAAATCGCAGTCGCTGAAGGGTCTCTGTCGAAAAAAGCTGAGTTTCTGACAAAGTACTGCTGCATTAAGCAGAACAGCTCCCTTGCATGGCTGCCTGCCAACATTGTCAACGCTGCCGGCGGTGATCCGCTGCACATCGAGGACTTTGCACACAGCTATTGTGTTGCCGGTATCGATCTGTCACAGACGCGAGATCTGACCGCTGCCGTGGTCGTGATTGAGAAGGGCGGCGAGTTGTATGTGTTTGCTAAATTCTGGCTGCCGGCTGAGAGGATAGACGAAGCCACGCAGAGGGACGGTATTCCATATAACGCATACATCCAGAGGGGCATTCTGGAGCCTTCCGGAGACAACTTTGTGGATTATCACGACTGTTTCAACTGGATGGCTGAATTGGTAGAGAAGTACGAGATCCTGCCGCTGATGGTCGGATATGACCGTTACAGTGCGCAGTATTTGGTTCAGGATCTGCAGCAGTATGGATTCCGATGCGATGACGTATTCCAGGGAGAAAACCTTTACGGAGTCATTCAGGAGACGCAGGGGATTCTGGAAGATGGCACGATGCACATCGGAGACAATGATCTCCTGAAGATACATTTACTGAATTCGGCGGTGAAGATGAGTACAGAACGAGGCAGGGGGAAGCTGGTCAAACTGTCACCGAACGACCATATTGACGGCACGGCGGCTTTATTGGATGCCATGTGCGTCAGGCAGAAATGGTATGCCGAGATCGGCAGCCAACTGAAGAACGAGGAATGAAATGGGACTCTTTGATGCAATTTTTAAAAACAGGCCAAAGGTTCAGGAAAAATACGAAGGTGTATTTAAACTGCTGAACGGCTACACACCGCACTTCACGACATGGGGCGGTAGCGTGTACGAGTCGCAGCTGGTCCGGTCGGCCATCAATGCCAGAGCCACGCACATCAGCAAGCTGAAGGTGGAGACGCAGGGAGCGGCAAGGCCGGCACTGCAGAACAAACTGAAACACGGTCCGAACCAGTTCCAGACATGGGGGCAGTTCCTTTACAGACTGTCGACCATTCTGGACATTCATAACACGGCTTTTATCTGCCCTGTTTATGATGAGTACGGCGAGCCTTCCGGACTGTACACGCCTCTGCCGAACAGGTGCGAGATTATGCAGTACAGTGGGGTGCCGTATCTGAGATATGAGTTCAACAACGGCGACCGTGCGGCGATCGAACTGGAATACTGCGGGATCATGACCAAATTCCAGTACCGGAACGACTTCTTTGGCGAGGACAATCACGCACTGTTCCCGACAATGGACCTGATCCACATTCAGAATCAGGGGATTGAGGAAGGTGTAAAGAGCGCGGCGAGTTACCGGTTCATGGCTAAGGTCGGAAACTTCACAAAAGTCGAGGATCTGAAAAAAGAACGGCAGAGATTCACGGAACAGAACTTTTCAAAAGAGGCTGATGCGACAGGCATCCTGCTGTTCCCGAATACCTATTCAGACATCAAACAGGTAGACGTGAAGCCGTGGATTGTGGACGCGGACCAGATGAAAGTTATCCAGGACAACGTCTATGAGTATTTCGGAGTGAACGAGGATGTGCTTCAGAATCGTGCATACGGCGATAAATGGGCGGCATTCTACGAGGGCGGCATTGAGCCGTTTGCCATACAGTTCTCTGAAGTGACCACAAAGATGCTGTTCACGCTCCGGGAGCAGAGCCAGGGGAATAAAGTCATGGCAACGGCGAACAGGCTGCAGTATTTGAGCAATTCGGAGAAACTGAACGTGTCGAGTCAAATGCTGGACCGTGGAATTATGTCGATAAACGATATCCGGGAGATCTGGAACCTGCCGCCGGTTGAAGGCGGAGACGTGCGGATCATACGCGGAGAATACTGGAACGCAGACAAAAAAGTAGCGGAGGAACAAGCAAATGGCAATACCTAAAAGCATAAACGAAAAACTTAATGAAGGAAGACAGTACAGGAACATTGATGTATCCGGTTTCGAATTGCGGGCCGACGGTGATGACCGCCGGGAGGTGTCCGGGTACGCCACAACATTCAACCAGCCTTATGAACTGTACCGGTTCGCCTATGGCGGCAATGTGTACATCGTCATGGAACAGGTTGATGCTTCCGCATTTGACGACACAGACATGGCCGATGTAATCATGCAGTACAACCACGAGGGGCGTGTTTTTGCGAGAGGGTCGAACGGCACGCTGGAGCTTTCGCCGGATCAGCACGGGCTGCATATCCGGAGCGAGTTGGGCGGCACTGAGATAGGCCGGCAGCTCTATGAAGAAATCAAAGGCGGGTATACGACAAAAATGTCGATGGGGTTCCGCGTCGGCGAAGACAAGCGTGAGGAAACGGTCGAGAGGGACAACGAGACCGGGATCACGACAACGACGGTACTGCGGACCATTTTGAAAATATCAAAACTGTACGATGTCAGCGCCGTTTCGCTTCCGGCAAACGACGCTACTTCTATATCTGCGCGGAATTTCAGCGAGGGAGTTATCGCTGAGATCATGGAGGAGGTCCAGAAGCGCGAAGCAAAGAAACAGAAAATCAGAATACTTATGGAGGTCTAAAAATGGATTTCACAAAAATGACTATTGAGGAACTGGAAGCCAGAATGGCTGCTATCCCTACAGAACTTGAAAAAGAGGGTGCTGATCTGGATGCCCTGGAGGCAGAAGTGCGCGGCATCAAGGCCGAACTGGAGGCAAGAAAAGCCGCTGCTGCAAAGCGAGAGGAGATCCGCAAGAGTGTTGCCGCCGGGGCGGGGGTTGTTGTGCAGAAATTTGAAGAGGAGAAGAGAGAGATGCCGACGCTTGAAGAGATCAGAGGATCAAAAGAATATGCCGAAGCATACAAGAACTATATCATCCATGAGGATGATTCCGAATGCCGTGCGCTGCTGAGTGAGAATGCTACGAACGGCGTTGTCCCCGTGCCGATCATTGTTGACACTACTGTCCGCACTGCATGGGAGCGGAACGAAATCCTGAGCCGTGTAAACCGCACAGAGTTCCGGGGGAACTTCAAAGCGTACTTTGAACTGTCTGCTGACGGTGCATATGAACACGCAGAAGGAACGACAGCACCGACAGAGGAAGCCCTGACGCTTGGCGTTGTTACCATGATCCCGAAAAACATTAAGAAATGGATTACCATTTCCGATGAAGCTGTGGCTATGGGCGGCGAAGAGTTCCTGCGCTACATCTATGATGAGATCACATATCAGGTAGCGAAGAAACTTGCTTCTCTGTGCGTAGCGGATGTTACCGGCGCAGGGACAACGAACAGCGCAACGGCTATCGGCGTGCCGAAGGTCAACATGGCTCCTGGCGTGACCACGATCCCGACCGCGGCGGCGAACCTGTCTGAGGAAGCCACGAATCTTTGCGTGGTCATGAACCGCTTGACGGAAGTGGAATTTGTGTCTGCATATGCGGCGGGCAATTTCGCAGTTGATCCGTTTGCGGGGCTGACGAAGGTTTATTCATCCGCACTCCCGGCTTACTCTACCGCATCTGATAATGCTGTGTACGCCATTGTCGGCGACCTGAGTGCTATTCAGGTCAATTTCCCGGAAGGTGACGGTATGGTTATCAAGTACGATGATCTGACAAACGCCGAAGCAGACATGGTGAAAGTTGTCGGACGGCAGTATGCCGCTCATGGCATTACAAAACCGGGCAGACTGGTCAATCTGACGAAGCCGGCGGCGGCTACGACATGATGAGGGTCGAGTTATTAAAAGATGCGAGGATCAAACACAAAGCCGGGGAGATCGTAGAGGTTTCCCCGGAAGAGTATAACTTTCTCGTATCTGTAAAGGCGGCTGTCCCGGTCGTAGAAGAAAAGCCGAAGAGAGGAACAAAGAAAAAATGAAGTTGCTGATCGGTATTCCATCGCTCGATTATGTTCATGCTGAGTTTGTGAAAAGCCTGACCGCATTGATCATGCGTCTAAAGGATGAAAACGTCGATTTTGACGTTCAAATCGAGACAGGCACACTTGTATATGCCGCACGGGATAAAATCGCCTGCAAGGCGATAAATGAGGGCTATACGCACGTGCTATGGTTCGATGCGGACATGGTTTTCACGGATGATGTACTGGAAAGCCTGATGTTTTCCGGGAAACAGTTCATATGTGGGATATATCATGCACGGAGAAAAGGGTATCACTCCTGCCTGTTCAAAAATCTGGAATTGAATCATCTGGAACGCTTTGAAGAATACCCGTCAGGGGTGTTTGAAATCGCCGGGTGCGGATTTGGGTGCGTTCTGGTAGATGTCCAGATTCTGAAAGATGTGCAGGTACACAACGGCACGTGTTTCCTCCCGATGATGAGTTACGGGGAGGACTTGGCATTCTGCAAGCGTGTCACAAATCTGGGATACAAAATGTATGCAGACCCGTCCGTGCGGCTCGGTCATATCGGACATATAACTTTATACCCGGAAGATCATGAGCGATGGAAAGCCGATATCGGCGAAGTAAGGAGGGCGTGACATGGCTCTACTCGATAAAGTTAAGGTGGCCTGCCGTGTCACCTCTACGGCATACGACGAAGAACTGAACGATTTGATTCTTGCAGCATTTGCCGATATTGGCATAACGGATGTGAAACCGGAATTGTTGAATTTCGGAAACGAAAAGCCACTTATCATAAAAGCGGTAATTACATACTGCAAACTGAATTTCGGGTTTGTGCAGCTTGAGGATCATCAGTATAACCGACTGAAAGCATCATACGATGAACAGAAGGCACAGCTGCTGATGAGCTCCGATTATACGAATTGGGGTGGTTCCGATGCGTGAAGGTGGGATTGTTAGGCTGTACGCACTCGAAAATGTGGCGAGTCCCGGCTTTATGCCATCGGAAAAACTCGTCAAAAAAGGCGAAGCGTATTATGCAAAACGAACTTCCGGAATAAACCGGCGGTTTACCGCTGATGGGCCGGCGCGTGATTATGCTTATGTGATCCGTTGCTGGAACACTCCGGAGCTTCCGGAGGATGTGAAATATGCGATTCCGGAAGATGGTAAGCAGTACCGCATTGAACCGGCAGAACCTATTTTTGACCAGGACGCTGTGGATCTAACGCTTGTCAGACTGGAGGATTATTACGATGTCTCTACAGAGTAAACTGCAGCAGATCGGCGTGGCTTTCGCATCAATTACACCTAAGTGCTACCATTATTGGCGGCCGGTCAAAGATGTTCCGTGCCTAATCTGGGCTGAGTCCGGAGAAGACAATTCGTTCCATAGCAATAACCGGAAGAGCGAGCAGCGCATTGTTGGAACGGTCGATTTGTTTACAAAAACAGAATTCGACCCAATCGCAGACAGTGTGCAGAGCACTCTTGATAGTCTCGGCGTTACATGGTCTTTAACCTCCGTGCAATATGAGGACGAAACAAACCTGATCCACTACGAGTGGAGTTGGGGGGTGATATTCGATGGCGAAGTGGACGGCCAGTAAAAAGTTTGATGCTTATATTGGCAAACTGGAACAGCTTCGTGATGAAGGCCGGGAAATAATTGGCGAGGCGATATATGATGGTGCGGACATCGTTGCCGATTCGGTGCGTCTCCAGATAAACGGATTGCGAGTTGCTCAGAAATATGCAAAGCCAGGAGAAGAAATTTCCACTATCACATCCGTACAGAAAAAAGGCTTGCAGGATGGTTTCGGTATATCGAAAATGCGAAAGGACGGAAATCTGTACAATGTAAAGATTGGTTTTGCTGGTTACAACGGGCAAAAAACAAAAGCGCATCCAAATGGTGTGCCGAATTCCGTAATTGCCAGGGCATTAGTCTCGGGAACATCATTCCGTGCAAAAAATGATTTTGTAGGTCGCGGCGTAAATGCTGCAAGAAAAAAAGCTGAAAAAGCGATTGAAAAAAAATTTGATGAGCGAGTAAAAAACATCTCGTGGAACTAAACCCGGAAATCCGGTAGAAAGGAACACATAATGGCAAATGGACGAGTAATTACAGGCTACTCCAAACCGTGGGTCGCTGTGTACTCTAACGAGGGTACTACCGTGACATATGCAAGCGGTCAGCCGCTTGCCCGTGGTGTTGGTGTAAAGATCAACCCGGACAATGCGTCTGAGAACCGTTTTTATGCTGATAACGTAGAAGCCGAGAATGCAGGAACTACTTTCGGAACTGGAACGGTCAACATCACTGTTGACGGTCTGAAGGAAGCGGCTCGCCGTCTTGTGTATGGTCTGCCCGAAGCGGATCAGAGCGGATGGGTGCATTACGGCAATTCCCAGAGCGTGCCGTACATCGGATTCGGCTGTGTTGTGCGGTACATGGAAGACGGCGTGACCACATATGAACCGCTTATCCTGCCGAAGATTCAGCTTACCCCGGAAGGGCTGGAAGCTGAATCTCAGGAAGAGGAAATTGATTGGCAGACCACGGAGCTGACCGGGAACATTTACCGTGACGATACAGCCAATCAGGATTGGCGGTTGGACGGCACGGCGGTCTCTACGGAGGCGGCGGCTGAGGCAGCAATCAAAACAAAGTTCAACGTGTCAACAGTCAACGTGTCCACAGAATAGTAAAAAAACGACCCTCGTGCCATAGTGCGCGGGGGGCTTTCTCTACACACAGGAGGATAACATGGAAATCAA